AGCTGAGAAGACAGGACGGTGGGAACCCATTCGGCGCCTTCGGTGGCTGTCGCTGCATCCATCGCCCTTTTCAGAGCTGAGGACGATTCCGCAAACTGATTCCATGACCTTAAGCTCCGGGGATCTGCTTTGAGAAGGGTCGAGAGTAAAACCACGTCGTCATTAAAATCGGCCAACTCTCTCTCCTCGTCTTTGAGCAGGTGACTAGGGAGCTTGACGATTTCCCGAATACTCCGAACCATCGATTTAACCTTCCCATCGTCTGAGAAATCGACCTTGCGAACAGGCCGTTTTTCCTCTGCGGCTTTTTCCACTTCGGCGTCCTGTTTGGCGATATAGGTAGCCAGAAGGTCATTCTCTTCTTTGGTCAGGGTTTCGAGGCTCTGGAGCTTTTCGAGTAGTTCTTTAATTTCTTTTTCCAATTTTGTGCCTCCATTAAATTTAAATTCCGTTTATGTCAAGTGTTGGGAATTCCCAAACACACCCAACTATTTCAAGTCTCTCTCCTTCGATATAATCAGGCCGGCCAGAATCTTTCTGACCGCCCTTCTTGTTTCCTCATTCTGTTTAATAATGGCGTTGATCCTAGCGAAAATAGATTGAAGCTCTTCTGTGTGATCCTCTGGTTCGGGATCGGGCTCGGTCATTGCGGATTTTATTTCGATTGTCGAAATCTTTTTGTCCAGAAGGTCATCAGTCAAATCCCCAATAGTTCCAATCTCATCTTCAACCGGCTCTCCAACACTCTTTTTCTCAAGCCCTAAGTCAACTGGCATTTCCTCGACGAACCGCTTAGAGATAAGCCCCTCGTTGGCCGCATTATTTACAGCCTCCTGGTTGCCGGTCAGAATCACGTTAGAGTATTCATACAGCTCCCACTTTTTAATGTCATACCAGGTTTTGCCGTTCTCTCCGTCCTTCCCCTTCTCATTCTTCTCCTCAATATCCTGAACTTCAAATCCGATAGACCAGCCGAGAATCCCCTTCTGGTTCAGTGTCCATAAATCATTGACTAGATCAGCAAGCGGCCCGGACAGGTTGTCTTTCTCTGGATCAAGAAACTGAGTTTTTGCAAACAGAAACTTCCCCTCACGTTCAAATCCGAGATTCTTCCCGATAACTGGCAGCGGATTCATTCCACCGTAGTTATGGCCATAGAGGACAACCGGATTTTTCTTGTAGTTCTTTATGTCCATCCCATCCAGCCGGATGACCGTTCCATACCGGTCCAATATCTCCTTGCTGATTTTATGCCGGAGAATCCGCTTCTTTTCGTCAATTACCCGAACCTCATTTTCCTCGCTGGGAAGAATCCGGATTTCCTTTTTGATTTTATCTTCGTTTTTCATAGCTGCCTCACTTCTGGCATTGTCGTACAGAGACAATTTACGATATTCCCGACTCTTGCTCCCCTCGATCCATCGCCTGGATACATCATCTCATCGCCCCCCACGTTGAATGGTTCGTCCAACGGGATGGGATTCTCGCTGTAATTTCCATCAGCGTCCATGTGGGCCTGTCTCGATTCGTCCACAAAGTAGCAGAGCCAGCCCTTCTTTTCGATGTATTCTGATTGTTTATACCCCTCAAACTGTCCCCAGTTTTCGACCTTCGCCGATTCTGTCCTGGCAATCCGCTCACTCCGCCCGATGGATAGATCAGTCAGTTTGTCTCTGAGGGTCTTTGCAAACTGGACGACTGTTAGATTCTGATCAACGGCCTCTTTATAGAGTGCCAGGATCTTCTCCAGGGTGTGATCGTTTATCTGCGCTCCAGACTCTAGGATCAAGGCACTCATCGCCGCCTTTAGTTCAGGAGTGATAACAAACTTATCCTCCCTTTTGAGTAACCGCATATCGGGAAAATATAGCCGCCCCTCTGATAGATCAAGCCCAGCCTCGCCAGCGGTTTTAAACATTTCATAGTAATAGGCCCGGAATTTCTCGGCATATTTATTGTTCTCATCATCCACATTGAAAGCCTTATGGAAATTGACAGCCACAAGACTCTCGGCCTTCTCTGCAATCTTGGCAGCCCTCTCAGCCTGAGCCTCAAGGAATTGCCGTGCCTGATCAACAAACGGTTTCTCCTTCATTTCCACCCGACGGACAAAATCCTTCGCAAGTATCTCCCGCCTCGATGGAGTATTCCAGAATGATGGTTTTTCCGCATCCTCAGCCCGTTTAAGCGACTTTTTCCCTTCGTCCGGCTCCTTGCCTTGCTTTGGGGCATTAAGTGGAACCCAATTGATCGGGATATACCGAAGCGCCGCGGCCCCTCCTATTGGCTCGATGTTGTAATACTTCTCAGCCACATCATCCGGACTCATAATCCCATGACTGACAAGCATCGTTGCAATCTTAGCCTGTCTCTCCTCGTCCTCCTGCAGCGCCTTGATATTAGAGTAATCAAACTTAAAGTAATAATCTTCGTCAAACAGCGGAGCCAGTCTCAAGGTAAGCTTATCCGCAATCAGATCCAGCATCGGTATTACCGCATCCTCCCAAAACTTGCGCTGTTGAACTTCCATATTGCTGTAATTTGCATACTCCAAAAGTCCAACCACAGAGGGCGGCACTCCGAGAGTAGCAAGTATCTCCTCCCGGTTCATCTTCCTCATTTCGGCATATTGAGCATCTTTAGGGAGTGCACCAATTGTTTTGATCTCCATCCCACCCCAACAGTAGCCAAAGTTCCCGGCCTTCTTTGTCCCCTTGTGAACCTTATTCCATTCCCTCTTGTGAGCCGCCCTCTGCTCTACACTCAATTGCTTGTCTGACTTGAAATAGAACAGTGGAGTGGCGTCGTTGGCTAGGAAATTCTTATTGTAGGCGATGGCATTAAACTCCAGGATGGCGCTATTCTTTGCCGGCTGGAGTGATCCCATCCCCCGGTAATACGAGTCGGGATTGGGAGCCTTGAAGTGGATAACCTCAGACGGATCAAGCCGCTTATTCCCCCCACTCGGATAGTTGTACTGATAGTATTTGATAAAGTCCTGGGCATCGCCCTTGATCTCGATATTCTCCGGTTTCATCCACCAGAGCTCCACCGGTGGATTTCCATCGAATATTTCAGACTCTTCTCTTGTCCCGACCATATTCCAAAACATGTTGCCGGATATGGCAAGGTTTACTACCGTAATCTGGAGCAGTTCCCGGTAGGATAGGAAATCATTTGGCCGCTCAATCAGGCGATTAATATCCTCCTTCTCAACCTCGACCGGCGTCCCGTCTGCCTGTTCCTGGTAAATCTTCAGATCCGGCTTGACCGCTGCCACAGCCAACGCCGTAGCTCCGGCATACAACCAGGGGAGCTGTGAATAAGCATCGATAAAATCACCATATTCACTAATCTGTTCAGACTCAATCATCTGCTGGGGAGACGCTTCAACCTCCCCGGCCATAAAACCGGCGGCTCTCTCTTCCCCCCCCGCGAAAGTCTTCTCCCCGACCTTTATGGCGTTGTACCCGAATTGGTTTAATACTTTATTGACAATTCCCATCATAACGCTCCAAATCCGCTTTCTGCCCTATCCTTAAAATGGGTATAGAGGGCGTATCGGATAGCATCCATTCCATGATCCATGTATTTGACCGGCTCATCCAACGCATTGCCGTTCTTATCCTCTTTCCACTTGTATTGTTTAAACTCTCGGTTCAAATGCACGTTTTCTGGCAGGGTGTGTTTCTTTATCGACTTCACATAATCAATTCCCGTCCTGACCGAATCCTGTCCTTTGGTACACGGCCAGACATTGAATCCAGCCCTGGAAATTTCATCTATCCTGTCCGGCTCTGATGAATCGGCATAGATCGGATTACCGTTGATATTTAGTTCCCTCATCCTGTCTATCAAGTCAGAATTGGTTAATTTCGACTCATGGATTAACTCATGGAATGTAACCTCATTGTCCTTGATGTAGAGCTTGATAAGAGCAGTCGGGTTATTGAATCCAAAATCCAGGCCATAGATAGTCTCATCGGGTTCTTTTGGGAAGGTCTGGGCCATCTCTGGAAATGCGTAGATAATCCCCCTTGCCAGCGCCCAGTTGCCAAGCCGGTAAATGTCGTAATAGACCGGATCATCCAGGTTCTCTAACACCTGGAGGTATTGATCCCTGACTTCCTGAATCGGATTGTCCTCAATGGTGGACTGGTGGACAAGTGAGTCCTCCTTGATGTTGTCAAAAAACATTTCCTTGAGCCAGGGGGCTTGAGCCTCGTCCGGATTAAAGCTCATTATTATCTGTTTATAGTTGGGCGATGGTTCTCTCAGCCGGAGGTCAATCTGCAATAGGTCCTCTTTTGTAAACTCCGTGGCCTCTTCCATCCAGACCGATGTGATACCCTTGATTGACTTGATTTTCTCCCGGTCATCCAGCCCCTCAAATAGAATCAGGCTATTCCAGACCCGGATGATGCGGTCTGATTTACTGTACTCATATTCAATCTCATTCTGGTCTAGAATGGATAACATAAGCGCGATAACCGACTCCCTGAGCGTGGCCCGGACCTTACGGAGGATAAGGAACTTATGATAATCCTCAATACGGCAGCGATAGAGGATCTTGCGTCCGGCAAACTCAGACTTCCCAGACCCGCCTCCGCCACAGAGAACCAGGTAGCGATGCTCATCCTTGAGCAGGGGGAGGAATGAATCACTTATCGTTAGCTTCATCTTTCTTTTTCTTCCCGTTCTTCTTGCTTTGGACGTGGACAACCTCCACTGTTACCTTGTTGTCGGTTTTAATGGTGCCAGAGTGATCAACGTCTACATTCGACGGCAGCATCTTGGTTATCCAGCCGTAGAAAAGCGCCTTGTTTCTTTCGCTTTTCTTGGCCCAATTAATTAATCCTTGGGTTCCATCAAGTGCCTCAAACGCCTCCAGGAATGAATCCTTGAGTGACGTGAATTTATTCTTAGACCCCTTTGGGCGGCCCCTTGAATTTCCCTGGGCTCCATTTTTGAGTTTCCAGTTTTTTTCCACTTCTTTACTGGATTTACTCATTCCCAATCCTCACTTGAACAGTTTCATCAACCTTCATAAGCCGATTAAGCTTATCCACTAGGTCGTCATATGGCAGAAATTCAACCCACAGGATTCCAACCTTATCCTGGGTCACAGATTTTCTGACCTGTATCTTGATTATCTCTGCCTCAAATTCGACTTTCATCTCATTCTCTTTATCTCGTCTATATCCTTTTCAATCCCCTCAACCTTAGTCTGGAGCTTCATCAGTAAGTCTCTATTCTCCTGACATCTCGGGGCTTCACCTGGAGGATGGGGATTGTATTTATACGCCTTGCCATTTTTGCCGTTTCCAAACCATTTTCTGGCTTTGTCGAAAGCAATGAACGCCACTCCAATCCCGATCAATATCCATTGGCCGATGTCACTTCCCATCCTTCAGCTCCTTTGCCATTCGGTAATATTCGAGTAGAAAAGCCTCATTGACTTCGTAATTGCCATTCTCTAGCCGCTGGATCACCTTCGCCTCCGGTATGATTTCGATCTGCTTAACCGCGCAATTCTGCGAGAATGCGATTAATGCGATCAACATCACCAGAGCGGACAGCGTCCATATATTTCTTCTCATCGTGAATTTCCTTTGCTTTTCTGTATCCCTGGATCAGCTCTTGGATAAGCGGAATGAGTGCGGCCAGGATTGTGAGTAGGTCTTTCATTTCTTCTCCTTCGCCAGCACCTTCCCCGAGTGGGGATAATAGATGCAGAAAAAGCCGTCGAATCCCTGGTCAACCATGTGATAATAGAACCGGTTATCCTTCTCCGAAAATCGGGATGGATCAGGATGGTTGTGGACCATGCCCAATACATCCGCCAACTCTTTCCCCCGCTGTCTTATCTGATCAATAATTACAGATTCGGGAACCGCAATCTTATCCTCATCCTGACTTGTAATGGCAATCCCCTTTAGGTCAGGGAAGATTATAAGGAGAACCTCATGGGGCTCCCTGAACTGATCCTTGAGCAAGTCAAATTCCCGAATATAGGCAGGAGAATCCACAACCGACTTCCAACCTGTGGTAAGCATTGAATCATTCAGATACAGTGCCGATACAGCGAGAACCGCCATAGTCAAAAGCAGGAGCGCAAACAGCGTCCGGGTGAATTCCGTGGATAGGCGTCTCATTAAAACACTTGCCCCTTAATGATTTTGAGATTATCGACACAAAACCGCTTCCTTGCCACATCTACAACGGCAAACCCATGATTCCACTTATTGATCGGCATCCATTTGGGGTGGAGGTTACACAGGCAGCCGGTAGACCAAACGGATGTTACTTTCTGCTCAAGGTCCGTCTCGGTATGCTCTGATGTCTGGTGATGATGCGCTCCCAGGCAGATTGTCTTCGCTTGGAGGAAATATCCCCTGGCCGGATTGACTGGATTATATGTGCTGTGAGCAAACTCATGGCCGTGTATAATGTAGAGATGGTCAATCTTGAGGGGGCGTTTATCTCCGATATGCTTCATGCCGAGATCGTCAAGCCGGAGAACATGCCGGATGGTAAAATCTGGAATGCCAAGTAATTCAGGAGCGCGAACCTGAAGATAGGATTCAAGCCGCTCCTCGTGGTTGCCGTCTTTGAAATATATCTGAGCGTCCGGGAATATGTCCCGGATTGCCGCAAGTGTCCTTTTGATAATATCCAGCTCTTCCCGGAATTCGACAACTGTAATGTCTTTGCGGAAATAGGATAACCGAAAAAAATCACAAATATCCCCATTGAGGATAACGCTGTCACAGCCTTTGTCGAGGCCGTGTCTCAATGCCAAAGTCAGGGCGTCTCTATCATGAAATGGAATCTGAATGTCACTCAGGACGAGTGCTTTATTGACATTGATCTTGACAGCCCCCCAGGTTTTCCGGTATTCACTCTTTGGCCTTGGGATCTGGCCGAATGGATCTCCTGACTTTTGTGGAGGGCGGAATTTACTTTTATCGGCAGTCTTGTTTCGATTATGCTCGCCCATATTCCCCCTGGCTCTGCGGACAACGCACCTAGCCTGTTCAATGGTAAATCTCATCGGGTGATCACGAGCAATCTTCC